AAAGAATGAAACGCACTGAAAAGTTTGTGAAAAGTATCTACAATATCGGCTCTTTTGAAGATGCCGCAGGGTATGCCAAGAAGCAATTCAAGGACGCTGGCGGTATTATCCTGGCCCGTAACCTTGAGCACGTATCCGCCGAAATCTTCACCCAGGAATTTGCCGGCCTGACCTTCCTGAATCAGGGTATCGACGTCAACAACGAGGGCGGGTACGCTACATCCATCAAGAAGCTGAAACTTCGCGTTGAAGGCGGTTTCCGCGAATCCGGTTCCCTTACCAACACTACCGGCAAGATTACCCTTTCCGGCGAAGAAGACAGCATTCCGGTCTTCACGATGGAAGGTGAATCCGATTGGTCGGAGATCGAACTGAAACAGGCGGAGTTGCAGAATATCAACTTGCCGAGCCGGTTTTTCGAAGGTCACGCGGAACTGTACAACCGCAAGATTGACGACCTCGGATACCTCGGGCAAGTCCGCACTGATGGCAGCCAGAAGACCACCGGCCTTCTCAACTTCGGTTGGGCGGACGATACCAGCACAACCACCGCCGAACTGTCTACCGGCGCTGAACTGTATCAGGAGATTGCGGATCTCATCGTCCGGCAGTGGACCGGTGTTCTGAATATCGACACCTACAAAGCCGACCGTGTTGTAATGCCGTCCCGCGTGTACAACATCTGTACCAGCAAGATCCTAAATTCTGCCGGTTCGGAAATGTCGGTAATGCGTGCTTTGGAAGCAAACTTCCCGACCGTTACTTTCGGCATGACCACCAAGGCAGAAACCGCTGGCGCTGGAGATGCTTCCATCACCGTTGCTTTCAGCTCGAACCGCCGTGCCATGCAAATGCGGGTTCCGGTTCCGCTGAATGTTTCCAGCGTTGACCAGAGAGGGTTCAAATATTATGTTGAATCCTTCTTCGCTGTAGCTGGACTGGATGTTATCGAGACTGACGCAGCCCAGACCCTCACCGGCCTATAATATGGCTAAGCGAGCGTACCGCAGAAAGGTAGCCGCGCCAGTAGACCAAACTGTTTCGGCGGTGGATGTAATGTCCGCCGCCGTTTCATTACCTACTGTTCGACCGGCGAAGAAAAGCATTAAGAACATCGGTTCCTCTATCCAGTATGTATATGGTAAACCTCTTTTCCCCGGTGAATCAAGACTGGTTACATCCGGGGACAAAGAAAATCAGCAAGGCACGGCAAGGCTTGAAAACTCAATCCGTCTAGGTAAATTGGAGCGCGTATAATGGCATTCATCGACGATTTCAAAGCTCGATTTCCTGAATTCGAAACGGCAGTTGTGGACCAATACCTGCCGATACTTGAACAAGTATGGCCGTGCTACACGGGGTGGACATACGAAGGATGCGGGGAAGAAATCGTCCTTAATCTGGTGGCTCACCTTCTGGCAACTGAAACCAGCGAAGGGACAGACCCTACTAGGCAGATAACTAGCCAATCTGTCGGCAGCGTGTCGCAATCGTTCGCGGTAGATGCGTCGGTAGGTGAGCGCACCACATGGCTACTTTCCACTAAATATGGGGCGCGGTATTCGTTGCTTACTAGGCACCGTCAGGGCGGGGTGTTCGTGTGATAAAACCGGAAGAGATGCTCAAAAAGACTATGGCGATGGCGAAATCAATCGACCAGGTAAAAAGCGGATATGTCGCGGTTGGCTTGCCGGTTGAAAAAGCAAGCAGCAAAGTTTACAAGAACGGCGAAACGGTTGTATCTGTCGGGGCGGTCCATGAATATGGCGCGGCGGGTATGCCGAAACGATCATTTCTTAGAATGCCGTTTATCGTCAAGAAAAACACGATTGACAAGGTAACAGCTTTGCAGTTTCAGGAAGTGTTCGAAAACGGAAAAGGGATAAGCCAGGCATTGGGGTTGATAGGAACGGCGGCTGTAAATGTTGTTCAGGATGCTTTTACTACACGCGGTTTCGGTCAATGGCCGGATATCAGCCAGCGGACCAAGGACATAAAGGGTAGCGCACAGGTTTTGATTGATACGGGCATTTTGCGAGGATCAATAACCTACGTTGTAAGGGGGCTGTGATGTTGCCGAATATGTCGAGCGCCCTTCGGCGTTGGGAACGATTGGTCCCGATAAAGACGGTCACGAAAACAACGGTGGATTTTGTCGAGACGGAAGTGGTTACGATCCGGAATCAACTATGTGTCGTCCAAGTGGCTGACAAGGAAAAGATCAATTCGGAGACTATTGATTGGTCCCTGGAATACATTCTAGTCCATTCGACTGTTCCGGTTAGAATCGGAGAGTATGTAGAATTTTCCGGCATGGACTATAAGGTTGTTGATCGTGGCCCGTGGAGAGGATACGGCTTTGATGAGGCTATCGCAGAGGAAACAAAACGGCCATTGCTTGTTGTTCCGGTTGCGCCATGAATGACTCACTCGTAAAGACGGCTATTTTCGTTCGTGACCTTCTGGCATACAACGAGGCTCTGATAAAGATCGGACGCCAGGGAGACGAGATAACCGACTTCACAACCGGATATATAGGGGTTGATTCTTTGGGCCTGGCTGTGCGTCTCGCATCAGGCGAAAGGTTCGACCCTGTAGCCGAATCAATGGGGTATCAACAGCAATATATCGAGCCGGTAATCCTGTCTTTCTACGGTGACGGAGCATGGGCGAGGGCAAACGTTTTCAGCTTGCTGGTAAGGTCTCAAAAGTCCCTTGAGTTGCAAACATCCCTGGGCATTGGGGTTTATCAGACAAGCGCAATAACAGACGTTAAAATATTGACCGGCCAGCAATACGGCAACCGGTATGAAATACAGATAAACGTTCAATACAGCATCTCTGTTGAAGTCGCAACCAAGCGGATAGATAAAGAGCAAATCACCGTAATTTCAGAAAAAGGACAGGAGATTTTATATGTCGGTTAACATCAACAACGTTGTGAACGTTGCTCTTATAGAGGGCGGCGAACTTGCAGCAAGGGATAATCCCAACACCGTTGTCATCATGACCAGCCAGCAAGATGGGCCGCTTTCGTCTGCGAACCGTTACGCGCTTTACAGTGACGCTAATACCGTGGCGCAGGACTTCGGCACCGCCTCGGACATGGCAGACTTTGCAAATGCGTTCTTCGGCACACAGCCTAACCCGACCAATGCCGGGGGCGTGCTTGTCGCCGGTTACTGGCGAGGGGCATCCGAAGACGTGGCAGCAACGGCGGCAGTCCTTACCGGGGCGCAGATTGCAGAGGCTACCGTAATTGGGCAGCTTCAATCTATCTCCGATGGAACGCTTGATATTACCATTGACGGTTCGGCTGAAAACCTCACCGCTCTTGACTTTCAATCGGTGATTGACATTGACGGAATTGTTGATGTGCTGAACACTGCACTGACCGGTGGCACCGCATCCTTTGACGATCAGAGGGTAATCATCACTTCAGATACTACCGGCGCAACCAGTACGATAACGCTGGCAACGTCTCCCGGAACTGGTACTTTCATCGGCGCTATACTGGCCCTGTCCACAGGTACCGGCGCAGTTGCTACGCAAGGAGCGGCAGCTGATACCCTGGCAGTAGAAACCAAGGTTGACGCAGTATCCGCACTCCGGGCATTGATCAAATTTCGCGGTCTGGTTTTCATCGACAACCCGACCGACATTGAATCGAAAGACCTAGCCGAATGGGGCCAGGCCAACAGTATCCTGCAATACGATGTTTTCAGTTCGGCAAGTAACCTGTTGATTGATCCCGATAACGTTGTATGGGATATCAAACTTTCAGGACTTACCAACTACCGGATGCTGTACAGCAAAGCCAACAACCGGAAGATGGCCGCTAGCTACATGGCCCGTGCTCATACGGTCAACTTCAATGCCGAGAATTCAGCGTTGACGATGCACCTCAAAGAGCTTTCAGTTGCAGCAGAGTCTTACACGCAAACGGAAGTTACGGCGGCAAAGAATGTTGGCTTGGATATCTACACCACTATCAAGCGGACTGCTTGCATCCTGACCAGCGGCGCTAATGATTTCACCGATAACCGGTACAATTTCATTGCCTACGAAGATGCACTTCAGACCGATATGTACAACCTCTTGAAGCTCACCGGAACCAAAATCCCGCAGACCCAACGAGGGGTTAATCAGTTGATCGACCAGGCTGAGAAGACCACTCGCGGCTTTGTCCGTGCTGGCGTGTTCGCTCCAGGAACATGGTCAAGCCCTGACTATTTCGGGGACCGTGCAACGTTCGAGCAGAACATTTTCGACAACGGGTTTTATTGGATCGCCGGAAGCCTTGCGGATCAGCCGCAATCAGACCGCGAAGCTCGGAAGTCTCCCGTACTTCAAGGGGCTGTCAAACTGGCCGGCGCTGTTCACTCTGTCGAAATTATAGTCCACATTAATCGTTAAAGGGGTAGAAAATGGCATCAGCAATCACACTATCAGCAGATAGCACTACCCTCATCCTCAACGGGACCGCTATCACCGATTTGGTAGAGGGTGACACGATCACTCTCGCGCCTGTAAACCCTGCAACCAGCCACGTCAACGCCATCGGCGGGGGCGTATCTATCAACGAACGTTCCGACCGTGGAGTATATGACGTCACTGTCAGAGTCCAGAGGTTCAGCGGTTCTGATGGTTTCATGAATAACCTTCTCCGTCAGTCGCCGCCTGTTCTGATTAACGGCAGCGCCAAGGAAAACTTCATTCGTGACGGGATCGGCGGGGTTGAATCTTGGGTGCTGGAAAATGGCAGTATCACTACCCAGCCGACCGGGACCAAAAACAGCACAGACGGCAACGCGCTTTCCGAATATGTGGTGCGTTTCCGTAACTGTAGACGCAATCTGTAGGAGGGCATATGGAAGACAAAGAGCTTCAATCAAATGCGCTGTCAATGCTGAAAGCCATCGACGAAGACCGGTGCGCTGAAATCAATGGCCGCGAATATAAAATAACCGCAGTAACTCACGATAAGCGCCGGAAGGTATTTGCATTCTACAGCCGCTTCGGGTCAGACATCCAGCGCGGAGACTTCTGGTTTCTCACTACGCCTGAATTTGCAGACGTGGAAAAGGTCATAAGTAACATTGTAACATTCGAAGGAAGTTTGCTTTCAAAACTACCGAACCACTGGGATGAATATCCCGAAGACTACTTGATTTTCATTCCGTCCATGTTGGGGGCATTGTCTTACCCTTTTTTGCGCGGAAACCTTGGCGGCTGAAAGTCCATTGCCCAGTATCGGACAACGACTACATAGGGCAAACGAATCTGACGGATGACGATATGGCCGTGGTGTATCTCTCTAAGCAGGGGTATGGCACGGTCAGTCAGATCAGGGCTTTAGATACCAAGGACTTCTTGGACCTCATGGAATACGAGGCCATAGAAAACGCCATCGAGCGGCACTTGAGATGGAAAGCGGAAAACAATAGGGGGTAACGTGGCAATTGCGACCGAACTAATTACAAAATTCAGCTTTCAAGGTTCATCGTCGCCCCTTAACCAGTATAACGCCTCGCTCGTTAAAGGGATCGGACTGGTTGCAGGATTCGCGACTGCCAGCATTGCCGCGTCAATTGCAATCGGCAAATGGGCGTCGAACGTCTTGCAATCAATCCAGCCGCTCGGGGACTTGGCAGCACAAACCGGGGTAGCGGTCGAAGCTATCCAGGAACTAGGGTATGTTGCCAGCGTGTCAAACTCTTCTGCCGGGGCGCTGCAATCAACACTTAGCGGCCTGTCGCAGAAGATCGGGGACGCAGCGCAGAAGGGTTCCGCAGAGTTTGCACGGCTGGGGATATCCGTTAGAGATTCAAATGGTCACGTAAAAACGGCAGACAAGATATTAGGCGAAGTCGGCAGCAGGTTCCGCCAGTTGAATCTATCGCTAAGCGAACAACGGTCTTTTGCTTCGTCCCTCGGCATAGACGCTTCGCTTATCACCATGCTGAATAAAACATCGTCCGAGATTTCTGGATTGCGAGACAAAGCCAGGGAAATGGGCGTGCTAACCGGCGAGCAAACAGGACA